GCTCTTGCTAAATAATCGCCTGTGGTATCGGCATCCACTTCCCCTGTCTCTTGGTTGATTTCATCGACTAATGCGATTGCCCGTTCGTAAATCTCTCGTCCTGTTGCCATTTTCTCACCCCTTCTTTATGTCGTAGTTGATCTGTCCGATATGTCCGCAGATCACATCGGTATCAAGCCACAATTTATATCCTTCGTTCTGTGCCTTTCGGCAGAAGAAAATGTCCTCGCCCATCTCCTGCGTGTAAATAAACCACGGATAGGGTATCTTATCGAACATGGAAGTCTTTGTCAGGACACAACCAAACCCAAACCCGTCAACTTCTATCAAACCGCTTGATTCTTTGATTTCTTTGATTGTCAGATTGTCGTATTCTTCTCTTGTTTCGTCTTGGAATCGCTTTGCAACAACTTCCCTGTTGCCTAAAACCTTGTAAGAGTACACCCCTGACACAATGTCCTTATCATGTGACAGTAACCGCACAAGCGTATTCTTCGGCAGAATCATATCGGAATCCACCCACATAATGTAGTCAAAGCCATTCTCTTGCGCATACTTCGCTATAATGTTACGTCCAACATCTACGGAATAGCTTTTAGGAATAAACAGTTCAATATCGCCTGTCTTTTCCATCTCAAACAAAGAAGCAACGCACTCGGTTTCTATGTACCTTGCAGACGGTATCGCCAGTAGAATTTTCATATCCTTTCTCCTTTCATGCCTGTCGGAGTTGCACCGACTTTTCGCTCTTGACATGACGAAAAAGGGGAGTATAAACTCCCCTTAATTTCTACGGCAATACAATTGCCCTGACCTCAATCTGTGTGCCTGTGGTCGTGTCTTTGGACACAATATTAACCTTGCCTTTGTTGTCACCGGACACATCCATGAATCTGCCCGATTCAACAACAACACAAGCCTCGGCACCCCCGTCAAGTGTAATCTCTAAATCGGAAACACCCTGTAAGCCGTTGCCGGCCTTGATAACTGCGGTATGTGTCGCATTGGCAACATTGTTTTTAAGCAGAAGAAGAATCTTCTGGTCGTCCTTGTCAAAGGTAACTAAGGCACCATCGCCCTTTGCCACCGTCGCTGCGGTAGGCATAGCCTTTGCCTCGTTCCTTTTAAGGACAGTATTGGTAATTTCAGTTGCAGCCATTATTTAATCTCCTTTCAGTTACAAAAGATAAGAGGAGGTAAACCCCTCTATTTCTTCACTCTCAAGCCGTACAGTTCCTTCGGTCTGACAACCTTTGCACCGAACACGTGAAGTCCCTTGACCGCATCGGAGAACAGACCTTCGGGACGGTAAGCCTCTACGTTCTGTATCTGAGAAGCGAAAGCAATTGCCTTTTCGGTACGAATCATGCCGTAGTAGCTTGTTCCGCTTGTGTAAAGGTTGTTGGAAATGCGAACTTTGCAGTTGTCGTACATCCCGACAATGCCCTTCTTGAGCATCTCGCTGTTGTTGGTATCAAGGGCAATGTACTTGTCCTTTAGATACTTGTAAACGAACGGGGGAAGTTCGATTACAACATTGTCGCCAATCTGAACATCGTTCTCACGGAGTGCCAACAGTCCGGCATCAATCGCCGCAATGGCGGTATCGGCAGAATTGACTTGCGTTTCTGCTGAAATCTTCCCAGCGTCAAGGACAAGAGAAGCTATGTAAGAGTCAACTTCGAGTGCCATAGCAAGGGTAGCCTCTTTCATCAAAGCCTCCATCAGTCCGGGTACGCTCTGTGCTTCGTCCACATCGTCAACCATGAAGTTGAAATACTTTGCCTGATCGATAGGCATAATAACGGAAGAATCCGCAATGGTTTCGGGAGTGCCGATAGACGCACCAGTGTAGTTACCGATAGAGGGTCTACCTACACCAAGAATTTTTACGCTCTTAGCGTGCTGAACCTCGCCCTGGAACTGTCTCCAACAATGGTCGAGCAGAATCGCTTTCTTTTCCAATTCGTGCTGAATGTACTTAGACCAAATGGTCGGTTTGAAATTTTCATAAGCCATGAATTATCATCCTTTCTGTTATCTCCCTAATCTTGATAGTGACCGCATGGCCTTCTCAAAGATATTGGGGTCGTCTAATTGCTTGGGTGTTAATTGATCGAGTTCTTCACTTGTGAAAAACTCTCGTTCGGGAGCTTCCGCTTTGCCACTCACTCCGCCGGGAGAGGCTTGTCCGTTTTCTGCGTTGGCTTTTTCGATTGCCTGTTCTTTAATTGCTTGCAGTGACAGATATTCGGCATAGGCGTACTTCGGAGGAATTCCTTTGTCTACGGCCTGCCAGACTTCTTTCGGCAATGTGGTTGTTGCCGGGTCAAAGTCCTTGCCGTGTACTTCCTTATAGAAGTCAAGGAGTTCCTTGTACTGTTCCTGTTGCTTCTGCTCGGCGGCTTGTCTTTCCTTTTCCGCTTGCCGTTCTGCTCTCTCTTTTCGTAAAAGGTACAATTCTTCGGCAAGTTCTTGCGGAAGTTGCATTCCTTGTGTGAGTTCTTCGATTTCATGCTGTTTCAGTTGTTCGTTCGCCGCTTCGTAATAGGCTTCTATGTCGCCGTGTCCGTCAGCGTTTACGAATCCTGCTTTTCGTGCAATTTCCTCAATCTTGGAAAGTAGCTTTTTAGAAGTCTCCCATTTTTTTTGAAGAGGTTCATAGTTCATACCTTTTTGAGCAAGGGTCTTTGCTTCTTCAAGGTCGATTTCCTTTTCCTCTCCTAAGTAGTTGATTTTCAGTTTTGGTAGTTCTGTCGCCTGTGGTTGGGCGTTGCCATCTTCGGTTGACTCGGTTTGTTCTGTTTGCTCGATATGCTCGGTCTGTTCTGTTTGCTCGGTGTTACCGAATCCCTCGTCAGTATCGAATAATGGCATGAATTTGTTTCTTAACATTGGTAGCTCCTTTCTGCCTATGGTTGGGCATAAAAAATTAGCCTTTTAACGACTTGCTTAGGTCGAGATACAAGGATCACCTCCTATTGAATCGGTGCGCCTGTCATCATCCTTTGGATTTCTGCCTCCATCTGTTCGGGTGGAAGTGCTTGTAGCTGTTGCCTTATTTTAAACGGTAGGCTGTCGAAAAACAGTGCCTCCGCTTCAAATTGGCTGTTATCTGGTTCGGTCGGTACGGGATTGTTCGGGTCTTGCGGTACGGGATTGTTTGGGTCTTGTGCGTTCATAGCAATTGCTTTTAGCTCGTCTATAAGTTGCTGTTTCTTTTCAATCCGTCCGTTCGGTAACCGTTCAAGGAACTGGATAAATGTAATGTGTCCGTCCCTTAAAAGATTGGTTAGGTTCTCGATATTGGATTCTTCGCTCCAAAAACTCGATGCACCAACTTCAATCTTGACATTCATTGCCAACTTGTCTTTGTCTTTAACGGTAAACTCCTTGTAAACGATATTCCCGTCTTGGTCTTTCATCGGAATCTTTCTGCCGACAACGTAGTAATTCACCATGAATTCAGCCCAAATCAAGAAGATATCCTCGATAAACTGGTACAGTCTCGCTTGCTGATTTTCTAACGGTAATGCAGAGGCTTTCTGTACCACTATCAAGGCACTTGTGTTGTCTGCCCGTTCTTGGCCTAAAGCTGCGTCAGTAACACCTTGCATTTCCTTGGTGTACTTAATTGCATAGTCAATAACCATTAGTACAGCAGCGTTGAAGTTTCCTGCCGATAGCTGTTGAATTACTCCGTCAACCGTTCCCTGTACGGGGATTGCTGTTGCCACATCGTTTGTCCAACCGCTTATTCTTGTGGCATCAAACGCAACCTTGCCGAATGAGTTGTTCATGAACCACAGCATACAGATAGAGAACATCTTGTTAATGAACCGTTGGTTCGGGTGAATCACCGTACATTCTGCGTTGCCGTGGTAACAGTTTTCCACTTCGTCCCAATTCGCCCATGCTATCGGGTAACGTGAAATTTTAAGGTTTACATCTTTGCGGATTGTGACATACTGCGTTGACTTGCTCCAATGCACTATACCGTCTTTCTTGTAGTACATGATGTAGGCATTGCACTTGTCTGTGGAATCGTCACCGTCAATCTCTATCTGCCCGTACCTGCCGACTTGGGTTTCCGTATTTTTGTCACTAACGATTTTGTCACGCTCTGACTTCGGCACTCCGTATCGTTCCGCTTCTGCTCTAAGGTTCTCCACCGTGTCACGAACAAGCAAGATTATCCACGGTTGTTTCTGTGGGTCCCGTTCGTTCGGGTTCCCGAAGAACACATTACCGCTATGTAATCGCTCGGTTACAAAGTCACCCGTTGCCTTTTGACCTGTCTTAATGGTTTCGTCCCAATAGGTATGAGCGCACATATCGCCTGTAACGAACCCGTCACGAAGGAACCGTCTAGTCATGGAGTCCATTTTCAGCTTTTCCCACCGCACTTCTGCGTTGCCTGACAGGAGTCTCGCTATCTCGCCAAGTTCAACCTCTGCCATTACAGATTCATCTTGTCGCATCTCGTCTGTAATTTCACCGTATTGCGTGACTCCTTCAATACCGTAAACCGCTTTTATCTTTTGGCTCGACAAGGCGGCGATTTTGTAGTCCATTATCCGCTTTTCGATATTGAAAACAGGTGTCGGAACATTGCCCTTTACGGTGTCACCCCATTGGAATCCATTGATATAGTTCTCATTTTCCGAAATCCGATTGTAGTAATTGATTTTCTGATTGTAGTTATAGGCAGCTTTAAATCGCCTATGTGCTATCGTTTCGACAGGTAAATCCATTCCATCACCTCTTTCAAATAAAAAAAAGCCACCTACCGATTAGGTAAGTGGCTCATTGGCTCTCAAGTATTTATCTGCCCATAGGTTCTAGCACGGTTGTGTATTCTTCCCACGCATTTAAGGCATATTTTCTAATTTTTTGCATTCGCTCTTTTAAGTGTTCATAATCGCTTTCTATACCAGCATATGTGGATCTAAGACGTTCTTCTCTCGCAAGCGATTCGGCGCACTCTTTCTTATATAGTTCGAGTTGTTTTTTTAGTTCTTCCTTTTCGATGTCTTCGTCTAAAAGCTTGCCATTATGGTTATATGCTTTTCTACAACATGTGCAAATGAATATTTCCTTTTCTCCTACTATGTAGAATTCTATACAACCGCATTCACATCCGAATTGGAGCATATTTGTTTTAATTTCTTTCATTTGGCTCATTTTGGCTCTCCTTTCCTACTTTAACTGCAACTTCTTTTTTACATTTTTTGCACCACAGATACAACGTTATTTCTTGTTCTATATCTGCTCTGCATAGTTTTTTCCCGCAATGCGGGCATACGACCCATTTAATCATATCAGAACACCTGTTCTACCCCTTAAATCGCCCTGTAGAGCGACTTTTATAGCTTGGTCGATACTTTATACCTTTACACCAGTTCCCTTCGCCTGCGGGTCACCATCGTACATAAGCATACTGCGTAGCGCATCGTCTAAAGAGTTTTCCTCTTTCTTGGCTTCTGCTTTGTCTACTACCTTTTGTACCGTTTCCGTAACCGCTTTTATCGGTTCAAGTTTCGGCTGTTTGTCCTCTCTGACAGCATGACCGAATTTGAATCCGACAGAAAAGGCAACGACACAGGCAAGGAACACAAGCAAGCCGTATATGTAAGCTGTTAGCATTTCACCCCTCCTTAATAATTCATAAACCCCTTTGATATCTTGATATTCGTCAACTGGCTGATAATTGATTTTGGCTGTTGCAGTATTGTAAAGTCTGGCTTCGGTTTCGGTGGTGCAACACCTTCCGCAACAAAGTCCTTTAAGCGTATAAGTGCTTGCGTTGTCATATCAACCATATCGTCTTTACTGGATTTTGGAAATCGCGTCATTTGGTCTAAATAATCTTCCACCCACGGTGCATTTTTCGGCAACCATACATTTCCTGCCATTACGAAAGGCTGAATAGCGTATGCTCTCGATTCCTTGCTCCCTAACGGCTCGACAGGCACGATTCCCATTATCTCTTGCCGTAGTGTGCTGATAATGGCTGAACCGTTTGCCTTGTCCTCTATCAGAACCATGTTCGCCTCGGCATATTTCTTTTTCATCAGTCTAATAACTTCTAAAGTCCGTACAAAGTCCATTCGCTCGTTGATTAAATCAAGCAAATAGACATTTGCACCACTTTTCCCCCATACGCCGATTGCAACAAAGTCGCTTGTTTTCGTGTCCTTGAAAGCAGCATCAACAGAGATTATCGTCTGGTACATGGTCGGCAAGTCGGTATAGAACTTAAACCAATCACGCTTAAAGATGTTACCACCTTGTACGGAAGGTCTGCCTTGGTACATAGCGTTCCAGGCATCTAAACCCTCGCTTGCTATGTAGGAGGCTTTCATTTGGTCTTTCCATGCTGTGCCTTTACCGATTTCGGGGAACAGCCCCTCCCCTTTTTTCCTGCCTAATATATCGTTGTCCTCGGCTTCGCATGGGATGTTGATATAGACAACGTTCTTTTCTGTTTTAAGTATCTGCCCGGCAAGGTCGTCCTCATGCCATCTTGTCATTATGAGTATAACTTTTGCACCACCCGCAAGTCTTGTCTTTACAGACGATATCCATTCTTGCCATATCTTCTCTCTTGTGACAGCGGAATACGCTTCTTCACGGGTTCGTATGGGGTCGTCTATAATAAGCAAGTGTGCCGGATTTCCCGTAACGCCAGCCATAATACCCCTTGTTATCATTCTTCCTTTGCGTCCTTCGATTTCAAAGTCGTCGTTTGCAGATTTTGTCTTGCTAATGCTAATATCGAAGAAAATTTTTCCGAAGGTTTCTATTTTCTCTTTGTTTCGTCTGCCGAATCGCTGTGCCAGATCGTCACCGTACGCCAAGACGATAACGGATTTGTCGGGGTTCTTGCCTAAATACCACGAAGGTAAGGTTTCCGTTACGCTCAAGGATTTTCCGTGTTGTGGCGGGATACTCAAAACCATTATATCGTAAGCATTGCCCGTGTCCTTTTCGATAAACTCTTGTATCTGATTGCATATATATACAAGGTGTTTGCCACGTTTCCAATCTGCATCTTTGTTGATGGAAGTGTTCACAATCTCCACATATTTCAAGTAGCTTTCGTTGACAGCTTTTCGTCCTGCCAGCTTCAACGCTAATTTCTTCTTCTTTAATCGCTCGTTATCTTTTGTATCTTGTGCCACGGCTTATCACCCACTATCTGATAGGGGATTTCATGCTTCTCACAAAACGCTATCTCCCGCCTACATCCCCTGCTCTCTTTCCAATCTCCAAACACCCACATCTCGTCGCAGAACCCAAGTAGTTTCAAGCAGTATTTCATGCCGTGGTCGTAGTCCAAACAATCGTAAAGGAATCCAGAAGCGTGAACAGGCGACAAAAAGACCGTGTCTTTGTGTAACACGGCCAGAGTCTTGACGATTTCCTCTATCTTCTGTTTATTTTCCTCTTTTCCCCCGTAAGGATGGGATATGTAAACGAGAACAGACATATTACTCTCCTTTACTGACTATCTCTCCGGCACAAGCAACATAACCAATCGCATCAATATAATTATCCATGTTGACTTTTCCGCTTGTGATTCTGCCAAATTTCATAAGAGCCATTAAAATAGCCACATCTTCCGCATCTAAAGCGGGTTCAATTCTTCCGTTCAAGTAAACATTCCAATAATCTGCAATAATAGAGAAGTTATTCTCTGGCGGACCGTATGAATCTTGCCTATCCCTGCAAATACATTGTTCCGCTTCTGCTAATATCTGTTTTCTGTCCATAATTCTCCACCATTACAGTTTCGCCCACATTCTTTTGCGTGTTCCGTCCATGTAAATCACAGGATTCTCTTTGCTTGCAGGCTTAAATTCGCAAACTTCTCCGTATCCACCATAATTCAGCGTTGCTCCCGTATTGACAAACAGCTTATCCACCATTGCAACAGAAGAATTCTGATAATCTATCCTATTAAATGCCTGTTTCATAATCATAGGCAAATGTGTATGTGAATGAATGTATATATCAGCATCCACAATAGATGCCATATCAGCTAATCGAATTGCCTTTGCCCCCTCTTTTCTGCCCCCACCGCTACCGTGGTTGGCATATATGGTATAAAGACACCTACGCTGTCTGTTGTTTCTTCCGAATCGCAAAAAGATAAGTGCCGCCGACTTGGAGAATCGGTCATAAAGTCCGATCTGTCTTGCCACTATCTCCATGAGGTCAATTCCCTCTTTTTGGTAAGTTCTTCGCTCATGGTTTCCGCTAGTGATAGCAAGAATTTTATCCTTTAACGGCTCAAACATCTCTACCGCTGTCTGGATCTGTTGCATCGGTGGAATGTCCTCCGCATAAGAGTCTGATACAGAGGTCTTGGTTGCGTTGTTTAGAAGGTCGCCATTAATAATGATATAGGCATTGTCCTTCTCTGCCACTTCTCGCAACCTCTGCTTTATCAGTTCGTGGTCTGTGTGGCAATCACCAAGGTGTAAATCTGCAAATGTATGTAATTCGATCTGATTTAATGATTCCGATAAGTCTATTTTGATTGTCTGCATATGCTTCTCCTGTCTATATTCCAGACTCGCCCACCCCAGAGTCTCACATTAGAATATGTTTTTGTCCCCACT